CAGATGGAGAGTTTGTATTCACCGATAAGGCCACTGAGGAGATAGGTTCAGATAATCTTCAAACAATGATGGATGATGCTGAACGTGCCTACGATGGTGGCGCAATAAGAAAACCGGCCCAAAAAGGAGGTTTGCTTGCTTATAAAGATAAAAATGAAGATCCTTTATCTTATGAAAAAGCAGCTCAAGATGAGATCAAGAAAGATATGCTTAGATCAAATCGTGCTCCTAGCTTGAATCCCGGTTAAATTTAATAAGGCTACCTTGTATAAGACAAGCCCTAATTCTCTAGACGTTTAGAATTGGCAGACCTTGCAAGAAAACAAGCCCCTTAGAAAAGGAATAGAGTAATGTCAGAAACAGAGATGATAGAAGAAGAAGCTAATCCTTATAATATGAGAAAAGATTGGCATAAGGCTGACGGTAAACGTATGCCCCAAGCTGATGAATTGTATTATGAAGATGAATCGCCTAGCTCACAGGCCACCCGACAAAGAAAGTCGGCCCCTGCTGAGGACTCTTCTACCAACAACCATAACTATAAAAAAAGATACGATGATTTAAAGCGTCGATATGATCAGAAATTAGGTGAGTTTAAACAAAGAGAGTTGGGTTTTGAGGCTAGACTTCAATCATCTCAACCTCAATATGAGGCTCCTAAATCTCAAGAAGAAATTCAAGAGTTTAGAAACACTAATCCTGATCTTTATGACACAGTTGAAACTGTAGCCCATAGTATTGCAGCTAATCAGTTAGATAGCTTACAACCTCGTCTTTCTGCTCTTGAGCAAAGAGAACATGAGATTGCAATGCGCGAAGCTGAACAGAGTGTAAGAGATAGTCATCCTGACTACGATGATCTTCGGGGTGATCCTGATTTTCATGCATGGGCTGAAGAGCAACCAGAACAGATTCAAGATTGGGTATATCGTAATCCTGATAATGTTGCTTTAGCATCAAAAGCTATTGATCTTTATAAAATGGAATCTGGGAAAGGACAGAACTCTCCAAAAAGACGTTCAAATTCTAGGCAGCAATCTAAACAGTCTGCCGCTGATATGGTTTCTACTAAAACAACCAATGTAGAATCACCGCAGCAAAGAATCTGGACAGAAACTGAAATATCGAAAATGTCCCTTGATCAATTTGATAAGCATGAAGCAGATATTCGTTTAGCTATTGATGAGGGAAGGATTCGTAATATATAAATTCTTTTCTTAGGAGAAATAAAAAATGGCTTATAATGCTAGTGATCAGTTTTTTGAACCGAGTACAGATACCAATGCTAACTTTGGTAACTCTGTAGCGGGTCAAACAAACTCATTTTTCTTGCCAAAGGTCTATTCAAAGCAAGTTCTAAACTTCTTCCGTAAAGCGTCTGTAGCAGAAGCTATTACGAATACGGATTATGCTGGTGAAATTGCTGGGTTTGGTGATTCGGTAAGGATAATTAAAGAACCTACAATTACTGTGTATCAGTATGAGAGGGGCGCAGATGTAACAGCAACTAAACTGACTGATCAAGAAGTCACGTTAATTGTTGATACTGCTAACGCATTTAAGTTTATTGTTGATGACATTGAAACAAATATGTCTCATGTAAACTTTCGTGATACAGCAACATCAGCTGCTGCCTATGCTCTTCGTGATGCTTTTGATGAAGGTGTAATTGCGGCTATGTTCGCAGGTGTCTCAGCATCTAGTCCTAATCATATATTAGGTTCTGATAATGCTACTGACCTTGCTGCTGGTACTTTTGATGGTACTGGTAATCTAGACATTGGATTTGGCTCTTCAGAGCATGATCCTATTGATGTCTTGGGGCATATGTCTCGGCTTCTTGACGAACAGAATGTTCCTGAAGAAGGTCGCTGGTTCCTTGCAAGTCCTGACTTCTATGAAGTTTTGGCTTCAAGTTCTTCCAAGCTACTTTCTGTGGATTACAATGCTGGTCAAGGTTCAATACGAAATGGTCTGGTAACGTCTGGTCTATTGCGTGGATTTAATATGTATAAAAGCAATAACATTGCTGCTGCTTCTAATGCGGCAGGTAAGTGTCTTGCAGGACATATTTCATCTACAGCAACAGCTCAAACAATTACTAGTACTGAAGTAATTCGTGACCCTGACAGCTTTGGTGACATTGTGCGTGGTCTACACGTTTATGGAACCAAGGTTCTTCGTGGTGAAGCAATAGTTTCTGCCTTCTACGGCATCGACTAGTTGTAAGTTAAGAGGAGGGGGTTACTTAGGTAGCTCCCTCTTTTTTAAAACAAGGATTACTCAATGCCTCAATTAGGTAGTGACGAAAAACCTTTTATGGTTCATCCTAAAGGGATCGTAAGTAAAGAAAGTCGGTTTAGAAAAGGCTTTGATAAGAAAAAATACAGTGAGAACTACGACCGAATTTTTAATTCTAAATCTAAAAAGGATAAAAATTAGATTATGAAAAAGGTAATGGGTAACAGTAGAGCTGCGTACAACCAAGGAAGTTATGTTTCTATTCAGGACTTTGAACGTCACTGTGGTCTTAAAAATGTAAGACCTAATTCTCAAGGTTCTGGTGGTGGGACAAAAGCTGTAGCAATTGCTATTAAGGTAGCTAAATAAAATGGCAGCAACATATCTTATTCTAGCTAATGAGTTAATTAGAGAACTGAATGAAGTTTCTTTAACTAGTGCTAATTTCTCAGCGGCTATAGGTATTCAAGCACATATCAAAGATAGTATTAATAGAGCCTATCTTGATATTGTTAATGAAGAACCTCAGTGGCCTTTTCTTGCTACTGCTCTTAGTGGCGCTACTGATCCTATGTATGGCAATGTCTATGTAGAAACAGTTGCGGGGACAAGATGGTATAACTTGAAAAGCAGTAGTTCTAGTTTAACTACTGACTATGGCGCAATTGATTGGGATAATTTTTTACTAAGTACCGTGGGTGTTTCAGGTGAGTCTGCACCTTATACAGTAAGGAACTTACGTTTCACTACTACAGAAGAGTGGAAAGATTATTTTAGAGTTGCTCAAAATAAAGATGATGCAGATACTCAAAATTACGGGGTACCCTCTAGAATTATTAAAAGTCCTGATCTTAGAAAGTTTGGGTTAAGTCCTATTCCAGATCAAGTCTATCGTATTTGGTTTTTTGCTTATGATCTTCCAACAGAATTGTCTGCACATGGAGATCAAATAGTTTTTCCTAACATCTATAAACCTGTCCTCTTAGCAAGAGCCAGATATTATATTCATCAGTTTAAAGAAAACCCTCAAGCATCAGCTTTTGCAGCAGAAGACTACAAAAGAGGTTTGCGTTTGATGAAGCTAAATCTAATGGAGTCTACGCCGGGATACTTTAAAGATGACAGGATAAGGTTCGTATAATGTCACAGCCTTTTGCTCTTTCATGTCGAGGAGGTTTAAATGTTAACTTAAACCAACTTGAAATTATGCGTCAGCCGGGATTAGCAATAGAACTGCTTAATTTTGAGGTTGATCCTGATGGTGGCTATAGACGTATTAATGGATTTACTCAGTTTGGCGGAGGTTCTACAGCCAAGCCTAATTCAGCTAACACTATACTTGGTCTGTTTGTTTACGCAGATGGTCTTATTGTTTGTTCAGGCACAGGTATATTTTTTAGTCAGGATGGAACTAGCTGGTTAACAATTAATAAAGCTAGTGTTGCAAGCGGAGGAGATGACTACACTGCGTTTACGGGACGTTCAGCCGATGCTAGGACAAGTCAACAGCAATGTACTTTTGCATTATTTGAAGGTACGTCTGACTATGGTGAAGTTTTAATTTGTGATGGGGCTAATAAACCTTTCTTTTTTAAGATGACCGGAACAGGTATTTTATCCTCTAGGACTTTTTTTGCAGGGGAAATTACGGTTAGTAGTACAACAGCTCCTAAAGTAGGAGTTATGCATGAAAATCATTTTGTTGTAGGCGGTGCGTCTACATCTAAAAATACTATCTATTATAGTTCTAGTATAGATCCTGATTCATTTAGTGGTTCAGGTGCGGGAAGTATAGCTTTAACAGATGCAGTTGTAGGGTTAGCTAGTTTTCGTAGTGACCTTATTATCTTTTGTCAGAACAGTATTTTTAAACTATCTAATATTAGTGACAGCGATAATATTGCAGTAATTCCTATTACAAGAAATGTAGGCTGTATAGCTGGGCAGAGCATTCAGGAAATAGGAGGTGATCTTTTATTTTTAAGTCCTGATGGAATTCGTACTATTGCAGGTACAGCAAGAATTGGTGACGTAGAGTTGAGTTCTGTCAGTAGACAGATTCAAAAAATAACAAGCGTTATTGCAGCAAATGTTAATAGTCTTATTATTAGTAGCGGTATATTAAGAAGTAAGTCTCAATACAGACTATTTTATACAAATGTAAGTCAAAGCTCTGCGGTATCTAAAGGTATTATAGGGACATTAACTCCTAATGGTTTTGAATGGTCTGAAACTAAAGGAATTCAGGCTAATGGGTTTGCGTCAGGACTAGATAAAGATGGTGTAGAACAACTATATCATGGTGATAATGTTGGTTTTATTTACAACCACGATACAGGAAATGTATTTAATCCCGCAGGAAGTGCTTCTAATGTTGAAGCTATTTATTACACACCTGATTTAGATTTTGGAGATCTTGGAACAAGAAAAACAATAAAGTACATCAAAGTTTCTGTCACTCCTGAAGGAACAGTTCAACCCGAATTAGATGTTAAATATGATTTTGAAAGCGCAGATACTCCTCAACCCGCTACATATACATTAGATAGGATACCTTTACCTGCTCTTTTTGGATCTGCTGAGTTTGCAGATGCTGAATTTGGAGCAGCAGAAAACCCATTAGTCAGGCAAGCAGTAGAAGGAACGGGAAATACTTGTGCATTGAGAATTAAAAGTGACGACCAACTATCTCCTTATTCAATTAATGGATTTTATATAGATTACATGCCTTCAGGTAGGAAATAAATAAATGGCTTATTCATATACAAGACAAAGTACACTCTCTGATGGAGATACAATTACAGCGGCACTATTCAATAATGAATTTAACCAGTTATTAAATTCTTTCGTTTACTCATCTTCAGATGCTGCCGCCACAGGTCACAGGCATGACGGTTCAGCCGCACAGGGCGGAAGTATCTTTAGGATTGGTGATCTTGATTACTTAAATAAAATTGAAGCTGACAGCTCTAATAATAGATGGGGCTTTTATGTTCAGGTATCTAGTAGTGCTGTAGAACAGATAAGGGTACAAGATGGCGCAATAGTTCCAGTAACTGATAACGATATTGATTTAGGCACATCCTCTCTAGAATTTAAAGATGCTTTCTTTGATGGGACAGTAACATCAGATGCTTTTGCAGGGCCGTTAACTGGTAATGTTACTGGTAATGTTACTGGTACTGCTGCAACAGTAACTACTGCTGCACAATCTAACATCACTTCTTTAGGAACACTTACAACCTTAACCGTCGATAATGTAATTATTAACGGTACAACTATTGGTCATACAGGAGACACTGATTTAATAACCTTGGCCTCTGGCATTGCTACAGTTGCAGGGGAAATAAGTGTTACTACGCTCGACATTGGGGGAACTAATGTAACCTCGACTGCAGCAGAGCTAAACATACTAGACGGTAAAGCTTTTCTTGACGAAGACAATTTAAGCTCAGACAGCGCCACAGGAATCGCATCTCAACAAAGTATTAAAGCCTATGTAGACGCACAGCAAGATACTGTTGACACACTTGGCGAAGTATTAGCACTTAGCAATACTACTTCGGGTACAGACATTGATGTATCGACTGACGATAAAGTCCAATTCAGAGATGCTGCAATCTATATAAACTCTAGTGCTGATGGGCAATTAGATATTGTTGCAGACACAGAGATTCAAATAGTTGCAACCACCATTGATGTTAATGGAGCTATCAATGCCAGCGGTGAGATTATCGCGGCTAGTTTAGACATTAGCGGTAACATTGATGTAGATGGCGTTACGAACCTTGATGTGGTTGATATTGACGGTGCCGTGGATATGGCATCTACACTGACTGTTGCAGGTGTTCTAACAGGAGCTTCCTTAGA